AACTCTTCTAAATCACCCTTTGCAGGTGGTTCAACGTTACGAATAACATCGATAGGGCCATTTGCTTTCCACTCTTTTCTTTGAGTGACGTGTCCTGGATAGTAACCCTCAACACTGACAAACTCTGGCTTTGTGTTTTCGTCAACAAAAATTCTTTCAATTACAAAGTGACCCTTCTTAGGGTCTGTAGTTACATCTCCAGCCTTCAAATCAGCAGCACGAGAGATAACACGATGTGGCTGGTTTGCTGGTTCTGTTGGGTCAACAAAACGCTTCTTTGCTGCGTCTAGTTGTATGTCGTAATCAGCACGAGCAGCGTCAAAGGCTGCTTGGTCTGCTGGGTTTACAAATTCAAATGCTCCAGTTTCTTTATTCTTACGTCGTCTGCCGAAATCTGGTTCCTTTGGCTTAGATAGAACTGGTAAGTCTCCCTTTTCTGGAAGAGGCTGTACATTACGAATTACAGGAATCTCACGCCATTCATTCCATTGCTTTGTGTCTTGCTCAACATGACCTGGGTAGTAGCCCTTAATCTTGATGCGATCTGTTCCTGGAACCTTCTCGCCAATTTCTGTAATTACAAAATGATCACCAGCAGTAATATCTCCAGGCTGTAAGTCAATTGCTTTTACATTCATACGGAATGGTGCATTTGCTCCAGCATCGGCAGGAGCAATATTTGCTGGCTTAGGAAATTCTTCATTTCCGTCTGGAATTTCTTCTAAAGCGTTTGCTTCAAAATCTTCTGGAACATCAGGGCGAATATTTGTTCCTTCACCTTGTGTAGCAATTCCTGGCTTACGTTCTGATGCTGTAGGAAGTTCTACTCCTCCTTCTGGGAAGTCTCCAGCCTGTTCTGTAAGACGCTTTTGTTTTCCAAAGGCTGCCCAGCGTTCTCTCTGAGCAGGACGAGGTGCGTCAACTGCCCATGAGGTATTGAAATCATCTAAAGCGCTCTTATAGGCTTCTGTATGGTTGTCTGGATTGTCAAAGAACTCTGCAATCTCTGCTTGAGTCATTGAATCAAAAGCGGCAATTTGTTCGTCAGAAAAACCGTAGCCTTTAGCAAACTCTTTAATTCTTTCACGAGATGCTCTTGCATACTCCGCCTTGCGAGCATCTAGGTCTGCCTGTACTTCATCCCAGTTCTCGTATGTCTTTGGCTCAAGAAGACCGTTGCGGTCTTTTACAGTTATTTTTCCATCTTTATCAGTAGATGCTTCAAAATTATTTAGACCATAAACATTGTTGTAGTTTTCTGGAAGAGGACGACCAAAAATTCTTCCAGCAGTTTGAGAGATTCCCCAACCTTCAGGAACAGGACGTCCTTGGTCATCAACACGAGCCTCGGCGTTAGCCTTGAGTTGGTTGATGCGGTCTTCAATGGCTTTTCTCTCTGCTTCTTGCTCTGCCATCAAACGCTCGTAAGCATTCATTGGCTTCTTCTCTACTGGAAGGTCTAGAGGAAGTTCTGCTTGCTCTTCTTCTTGACCAACAAAACCTTCATTAGCAATTGACTTAACAAGTGCGTTTGTGTCTTCTCCAAGAAGTTGTAGCGCATCACGCACTGCTTCTACAGGAACATTTGCTACAAAGTCTTCGCCATCATCATCTTTCATAGAAACGTTTGCGTGTCCTGGAATCGGATTACCTGGCTCAATGCCACGCTTTAGTTCTTCAACAAGTTTTTCTTTTTCAATAGACTGCGCCAAGAAAACAGGGTTGTCGCTAAAGCCAACTGGAAGATTTTCATTCTGGTCTTCTTCAGTAACTTCTTTCCAGTTTTGGTATGGCTCAGGATTGATTTTGTGATATCCCGCTGGCATATCAATGTCATCATTTTTTGGAAGATAAGGAGTGTGGTCCTTAGTTTTCATAAACTCTTCCATCTCGGCTTCGCCAAGACCATCTAATACAACTGGGAGTGGAACTAAGTCCATTTCCTCTTTATTGAAATCTGGAATCTCTGCTGCTGGTGCTTCATCTGCATCACGGTCAATAGTTCTTTCAAATGCTTCAGCAATATCTGGATTAGGTCCAGTAACGTTTTCTGCTCCCTTGCGGAAATCAGCAAGTGCTTCTTCGTTTTGATTTGTTCCAAGTTTCTTGTCATAAATCTTTGCAAGTTCTAGTGGAGCATCTTCGCCAGCCTCTTGAAGAGCAAAGTAAAGTGCCTCTGCTGGAACAAACTCGTCTCCGTTATTAAATCCAAGAGTTCCATAGCCAGTAGCGTTTTCGCCATCTTCCTTTGGAATAACTGCTTCCTCTAGGGCAGCAACTAAATCACGAGGGTCATACTTCTGCGCAAGTTCTACAGGGTCATCGGTAAAGTCTGTGGACTCTTCATCAACACGACCTTCAGGGTCATATGATGCGTCTGGATTAATTTTCTTTGCACCTTCTGGGAAAGCAAACTCAAATGCCATTCCTTTTTCTGGCAAAGCAGGTTTTACTAAAGCCTCAGGTTCTGAAACTTGTTCTTTATCAGGAAGTGCTGCTTTCTGAGAAGGCTTATCAATTTCATCAATCTTGTCTAGAATCTCTGACCAAGACTTGGCATCAATGATTGGACCTTTACCATTGCTTCCAGTTAGATTACCAAAATCATCTTTTGTAACTGTCCACTCTTCGTTTTTCCAAGTGTAGCCACCAAACTTAGTCCAGCCATCTGGCGCTTCAACAAATTCAATATCTTCTTCGTTGATTACATCATCACTTGCTGAGTAACGAACTGGTGCCTTGCTAAATCCGTCAGCAGTAGGGTTGAGAATTGCTTTTACGAACTCACCCTTAGCAGGTGGAAGTTTTGCGATACGACCATCTGGAAGTTCAACAAGAACATTCTCTCCATCAATGGAGTCCATAAGAGTTTTACCAACAACGCTAAATACTTTTCCACCACGACGAACTAGAGCACGAAGTCCGCCACCTTGATAAGCGAATCGTCCCTTGCGGTCACGGCGCTGTAGTTTTGCACGAAGAGAACGAGCAATTGGAGAGTTTCCATCTCCCATAGCAGCAAGTAGAGTCTCTGCTGGAAGGCTTCCTTGAGGTAGACCAGAAAGAACTGAGTTGTAGTAAGTGTGTTCTACGGAACCAAACTCTGAAGTAAGTGCTGACGCAAGAATTACTCGTGCACGTTCATCTGTAATTCGTGGGTCATCAACAAACCAGCGAGCACGAGATGACTCTAGAGCAGATGCTGTTAGTGAATGGTCACGAGTAGAGCGTGGGTGAGAAATTGGAAGTAAATCTGTGTGAGAAAGAGTAAGAGAGTTAGTTTTATTGTTCTGAGCAAGGTTGATGTATTGAGTAAGTTCCTTCAAAGCCATATGCTCACGAAGTGAGAATGGAAGATGACGTGTTGCTTGTAGTGAGCGAAGAACAACAGTAAATGCTGCCTTCTTTGTGATACGGCGAGAAGCATTAGCGTTGCTATTTGCTTGTTCAACTACAGAAAGTGCTGACTCACGGATACGAAGAGCCTGGTTCATCGCATGAGAGCGACGTCCCTCTTCTGAAATAGCGTGACTTAGTCTGCGAATTCTGCTCACTCTTGTGTACCTTCCTCAAACTCTGGTAATAAATCTCCATCAAGACTTGCATGACCCAAAGATGCTAAAAGCGAAGCACGAACAAAAGGGTCATCGCCATTTCTTACGCCGCGAAGCCAACTTGCTCTAATTGCTTCTTCTGCTTCGTATCCATAACCTGAATACTCTGCCATAGCAAGAATAGCGTCTTCTGGATATAGGTAATCTTCTTTATTTTTTAGTTCAACATTAAGTTCTTGCTCATACCCAAACTCTTCAACATCTTTCATAGATGGCTTTTCTTCTTTTTTGATTACACCATCAGGAAGAACAGCGAAACGACATACTCCCATTGGTTCTACAGGTAAAGAAATGATTTGGCATTGGTCTCCGCCAGCATAAAGAACACAGTTACCGCAATGAACGCCAATTTCTTGGTCTTTGTTCTCTGCCGCAGATGTGTAACCAGCCCAAATGCCAGTTTCATCTTCATTAAACTTTCCATACTTGGTAGCAATCTCAACAAGTGCTGCTGCTAACTCTTGTTCTTCTGGAACAAGACCTGCTGCCGTAATTGAATTAGATTTTTTAGTAGAGCGAGGGTGTGCAGAAGGTAGAAGGTCATTATCTGTCGTGTAAGCAGAGTTAGAAGGCTTTCCAGACTTGAGAAGTTTTAGAAAAGCATTGACGCGACCCATTGCCCACTGGTTGCGATTCATTCCAGGGCGATGCGAGACACTAAATGCTCCTGCGCCACGGCGATACACCGCTTTGAGCATTCCTAGAGACGCTTTGCGTCCAGAAGGTGCTTTTTCATTGTGCTTAGAGACTTTTTCTTTCAAAGATGCTTCAGTTGCTGCTGAAAATTTTACTTTGCGTGCTGCTTTAGTTCCTTTAGCAGAATCTTTTTTATTTTTTGAGGAACCTTTGATTCGGTCAGACTTCGGTGCTGGTGTCTGGCTGATCGTCTTCGACATTTGGTTCACCACCCTCCGCAGGAGTTGCAGAAGTTGCTTGTTGTAGAAGTTGTTCAACACTTTCAGGTAGTGGAGCAACAGATGCGCCCTGTTGAGCCTCTCTTACCTTCATCATAAGTTCAGGACTTAGTGCACCAAGCATTGCTTCAGTAAGTTCAGGTGTGATTGCTCCCTTTTCAAAGAGCATTCTGATTCCAACTTCTTCTGCTGTAGGTGTATCGGCTGTTGAGAAGCCGTGAGCGCGACGCCATGTTTCTCCAGAGATAATTCCTCTATCAAATCCAGAGTCAGCATCCATCGCTCTGTCATTGCGAGTTGAGACTGCGCTTGGGTCATACCAAACAACAATTCTGTCAACTTCAGTTGCGCTAAAACCTTGAGCAACAAGGTATGGGCGTAGATAGACGATAGTCAAAGCATCTGCAATGAGCAACATCAATGGTTCAATGTGTGCCTTGTAGAGTGCTTCGTCAATTTGTAGAGCGTTCGAATATTTTACATTGGCAAGACCAGTGACTACATCCTTTGGAACATCTAAACCTTGAAGGATACGTTCAAGAACACGGTCTGCACGTTGAGCCAACGCAGGGTCGAACGAACGCTCAAACTTGAATTGTTTAATGGCATCGCCAAGTTCGGCTGGACCACGAATGATAAGTGGAACAACTGCTGATGCTGACTCTTCATCACGAATCGGAGTCGTCATCGCATCGATTAGTTGTTCTTCAAACTCATCTTCTGCTTCTTCTGCTGTAAAGCCAGGATTTAATTCACTGTCTGCCTCATCATATGGATAATCAGGGTCGCCTTGTGCAGCAACTGATAAACCATCTGGTAAGTAAAGAGCGCCAGCGTTTAGGCGAGAGCGTGCTGTTGCACGGAATGTTCTGTTGAGCAAAAGAAGTTCTGCGCAAAGGTCTAGAAGACCGCGTAGTGATGAATCTGCTTCATCTGAATAGCGTGGGTGTGAACGCCAGATGCGTCCTACGAATGCACCATTAGCAAGACGATTAACTCCTAGTGTGCCACCAGTGCTTTGCTCACGACGACCAATAACGTTATATCCGCCACGAGCATCTGCCATAATTTCATCAACGGAACGAATGTCCCAAGATTCAGGAACGCCTGATCCCTTTCTCTCTGGCATCTGAACTAAATAACATTCGCCAGCAACTGAAAGATTGAGTGCTGCATCTTTGAGAAGACCTGCTTGTCCGCCGTATGCAGAATCTAAACGAGCAAGTGCTCGTTCTGCGGCAGCAGCAAGACGTGGATCAATAATTCTTGCATTGCGTACAGATGTTGGAGCCTCGGATGCGTTCTCTACAACTGCTGCGTAAATTCTAATTCGTGAAACAACTGATGCAACAAGGTTGAAGGCATACTTCACTTCACCAATTGCGTCGTAGTATTCCCATGCTTCTGATTGCCATGCTGATGAACCAGCAGCGCGACGTTGTCTGAATTGTTCAAACTCGCCTTTGTCATTAATTTTAATTTGAACTGCGGCGGCAGTTAAGGAACGTGGAGTTGAATAAGCAACAGAAGACATAGGTGATGATAAAAATACTGAAGCGGGGCCAGATACTTTAGAAGAACTGCGACGAGCAACTAATTGTGTAGAGCGAGTAGTAGATTTTGATTTACCCTTTTTAGGCGAGGATGCTTTCTTAGGAACCGCAGGACGAACAGGCTCACTGGATGGTTCTTCGCGTTTGAATACGCCCACAGATTTACTCCTCGTCTTCGTTACGGAACACTAGGACTACCTATCCTCGTGTGCGGATAACAAGCCAGCAATAGCAGAAAGTGCTAAGACTGTCTCAACTACTTGCGTGGCCTCTGGAATAATGATACGGGATATTACAAGTAATGATGCGACCCAAACACTAGTACACCACATACAAGTAAAGAAATACCCAAACTTATTGCTCTCTGGAGGGAACTTTTCCCATATCCAGTTACGGGGTCTGTCAAAAATCTCGTCTCTAACTATCAACCTAGATATTCTGTAGGTCGCTAGTCCAGCAATTGCTAACTGGAAGAAGTCTGTAATCAATTATCCCCCTGAGCCATCAAAGTGCTTCCATAAGGGCTCCAAGAACGCAAGCGTGAGCCGCATCCACAGTTATCATCCTTCTTGAAGGCTATAAGTTTTCCTGTTTCGGTAATCACTCGATGTACCTTTTCGTATTTTTCATAAAAAGTAATATTTTCTTGGAACACTAGATTAGGTCCTGACGGAGAGTCTACAGCGATAAGCAACTTATTGTTGAAAACCACGACACGACACCTATCAAGCCTTCTGGTTCCTTTTGGGGCAGCACCTTTGGGCATCAACTCTCTCAAATCCTCTAAAGAGTTCGGCTCTGCCAAAACAACTACTGATGGAAATACATCTGCTTGTACTCTCACTTAGTCTCCGTGTATTCAGATGGTATGTGGAACTCAAGCCAGCCAAGGTAAGACTTAGCAAGAGTCAGTGGAACTAGTAGAGGCTTCTCTCTAGTTGCTTTCTCTGGTGTTAGAAAGGTTTCTAAGTCGCTAGGCTGTTTAGCAACAGGGCAATACATCCAAGACTCTGTTTCCTGAAGTGTTGCTAATGGAAAAGCAATAGGGTAATGTGATTTTTCAGAGGTAAGTGTCTCTAAGCGTCTGGCATTGGGTCTGGATTTTAGTTTTTTAGGGTTGAACCAGACTGCTACAACAAGTTCTTCTTCAGAGTATGTGCCAGATGTGTTTTTGTAGGTTCTAGACATTGCTTAGTCGCCTTGCCATTGCTCTGTAAGTAACTCCAGCGGCTTCAGCGATGTCGGCAGCAGGTACGCCACGGTCTCTAAGTTCTTTTGCAATCGCTGTGAGTTCTTTGTTGGCTATCGCAAGGGGGCTATTGTCAGGTGTCTTTGCTCTATACCTCTTTGAGAGGTCAGCAAGTTGCTTGAGTTGAGGTCTCAACTCT